GGCTTATAACTATCTAGAGCAAACTTGGTGGACAGGAACACTAGATAGAACAACTTGGATTGATAGAGAAGTTTATGATAACCCTGTAGCCTCGGACTACTTACCAACGACCACGGCCAACAATGAAGTTATCTCTGGTCTAACTGATGGTGCCACTCAAATGTTTTTACATGAGACAGGAAATAATGCAGACGGTCAAGCCATGACAGCTTTCGTGAAATCAGGATCTGTAGAAATAGGTGATGGTAATGATATTCTTTTTGTACAAAAACTAATACCTGATATTCAAAATCAAGAAGGTACTTTAAATATGAATTTAGAATTCAAATATTATCCAAACAATACGACAAGTGTCATTAAGACAGCAACCTTTACCGATACTACAGAGTTTGTAAGCCTACGAGGAAGAGGAAGAGAATTCACAGTTAACGTTGTCTCTAATACAACAGGCACCGCTTGGAGACTAGGCACACAACGTTTTGATATACAACCCGATGGTAGAAGATAATGGATAATTTTATTTTCAAGAGCAAGATTGAAAATCACATTGAAATAAAAAAAAATCTTTTAGACCAAATTAATTTAATTCCTAATAATCCAATACATGAAAAACAATGCAAACTTTATCACACTGATTGGAATTTACCTGTGAATATGCATAGAGAATATAGATTTATTTTTTTCAAAGCTGTAGAAAAACATTTAGAAAATATGACATCACAGTTAGGTGCTCCTAATGTTGAAATTTCTAATTTTTGGTTTCAACAATATATTGAGAATGGCACACACGGTTGGCACACACATGCAGGATGTCATTTTTCTAACGTATATTTTTTAGAATGTTCAGAAGGAACCTCAACTCAATTTAAAGATTTTCAAGTTAGTTGTAAAGAGGGGGACATATTAAGTTTTCCTGCTTTCTTGCCTCATAAATCACCTACGATACAACAGGGGGATAGAAAAACAATAATTGCTTTTAACACAATTATAACTTTTCCTGATTAGAATATAGTTTAATATAAAAACATGGCAAAACTAATATTACAAAGATTTCCTGATCCTAGACCTGAGTACGATGCTCAACAGTCTGCTGAACTAATTCGACAATTGGAGGAAATGATACAACAATTGAACACTCAATATACACAAGACACTCAAGAGGAGTCTACAAGAAGAGCGTGGTTTTTTAGATAGATGGCTGATGTATTTAAAAGGTTTACACAAAAAGCAGCTAACACTGCAGCTATAACAATTTTTACAGTCCCTGTTGCAAATGTGGCAGCAACTCCTCCAACACCTGTTTCAACCTTTATAGTTCAAACGATAGTTCTTCATAATGATTCAGGATCCGGTACTGTTAATGCAAAAATAACACATAATAATGGTTCTACTGACGTAGAAATCAACAACATTGATGTGGCTCACGGTACTACTCAACAACTTAATGGACCTTTTGTGTATGAAGGTGGAGACTCTTTAAAAATTCAAGCGTCTTCAACAGATCTCACCTCTGATATATCTGTATTAGAAGTCAAGCAACAGCAATAAATGATTTTAATTGAAGAGGATTTTTTAAATAAAGAAGTTTGTCAATATCTTACAAAACTATCAATAACAAAAGAAGAAGAAGCAGTTCCTTTTCGAGACATTAATATTCTTTTACTTCAAGAATATGATTTACCTTTTACAAAAAAAATAGTTTCTTATACAACTAATTTTTTAGGTAAAAGAGGTGTAACTGCCTTTCCAGAAAGAATTGAAATTACTATTTGGAAAGAAAATTCCAAACAAAATATGCATTTTGATGAAGCTAGAGAGTCAACTAATTTGACATCAATTACATATTTGAATGAAGGATATTTAGGTGGAGAAACAGCATTTGATAATGGTGTCATAATAAAGCCTAAAATAGGAAAAACTGTTTTTTTTGATGGAAAAAAATACCTACATGGGGTTAATCCTGTTACAAAAGGAAAAAGGTTCGTATTAGCTATTTGGTATACATATGATTTGGACTCAATAATTTAGCAACAACAATAAACCTATTGATTTCCTAGCTTTCTACCTATAAAAATAGAGTATGGCAAAGATTGTAGATGAACCAAAGATCCTGCGTTATGACTCGATCGATGGTAAAAAAGTTCCTGTATATAGTGCAAAAGTAGAAACTACTGTCACTAATACTAAAACAGGTCAAGAATATAATTCACATGAGGACTGTCAGGCAGATATTGACAATCCAGATACAGAAACAACAGAAGCAGATATAAGAAGAGATGTTCACGTAACAGCTCCGAATGTATTTGCTGGAGCACATACACTACCGGAGTAAAAATGTTTAAGAAGATATTCAAAGCTGCTAAAGATTTAATAAAAAGTCCTGTTGGACAAATTGGTATTGGACTACTATTACCTGGTCTAGCAGGAGTTCAAGGTGCAGGAACCATGGCAAATATAGCACGTGGTATAGGAAGTTTTGCAGCAGCGAACCCTATGTTAACACAAGCAGGTGCAGGTTTACTTGCAGGTGATAAACCTGAGAATGTTTTACGAAACGTGGCCTACGGATCACTGGCCAGAGGTATTGGTGCTATGGGCACACCTGAAGGATTTATGGGTGGAGTAAAAAGTGGCTTTGGTATGACTCCTGGTGGTATGACAGATCCAATTGTTAAAGACGTAGCTGGAGGTATTGTGGATAGCAGCACAGGTAGAATAATACCTGGCACTGAAGGTCAAGGTTTTAATATGCAAACAGTTACAGGAAATGTAAAGAAGCCGGGATTTTTAGAGGGCTTAATAAATAAAACAAAAGTTATTACAAATGCTGATGGTTCACAGCAAATAGTTCCAGTCACAGACTTTTTTGAAAAATATGGCACTTTACTAAAGCTAGGATCTGTTGGTGCAACTGTTGCAGCAGCAGCAATGTCTGATGAAGAAAGAGAAATGTTTTACGATCCAACAAAAAATCCTTATTTAAAATCTGGATCAGCCGACAAAGACTTTTATGAAGATATTAATTCCGTTTATGCAGCCACTATGAACCAAGGTGGAGTGATGGACTTTCCTGAAAAAGACGGTATGATTAATGGTCCAGGTGATGGTCAATCTGACGATATCCCTGCAATGCTCTCCGATGGCGAATTTGTAATGACGAAACAAGCAGTAATGGCTGCGGGTAATGGTAATAGAGAACAAGGTACTAAAAAAATGTATGACATGATGTATTCTTTAGAAGACAAAGCACAAAACATGGGGATAGGTAGAGTTTAATGACGCCACAAGAATTACAAGATTTAATTGCACAACAATATGGTAACGTGCTAACTGCAGGTCAGGCTTTAACGTCTAACGCTGCAGCAATTCCAACACAAACAGTTGTTTCCCCTTCAGCCGCTATTGGTCAAGCAACAAATTTAGCCGCTAACGCAGCTACAACAGGACCTGATTATTTCGGAATGGGTGTAGGAGCACTACAAGGTGCAAATGCAGCTATTAGCAATGCGATGACAACCTCAGCGCAAACAACCGGGGCCTACGATCCACAGTCCTATCAACAGTTTATGAATCCTTATCAGCAAGAAGTGATTGATAAGTATAGTCAAGAAATGCAAAGAAATTTTGATATCTCACGTCAAGGAAGAGCAGCACAAGCTTTAGGCGCAGGTGCTTTCGGTGGTGGTCGTGAAGGTGTTTTAGAAGCAGAAGCACAAAGAGGTTTTCAACAACAGTTAGGCACAGGTATAGCTGGCCTATTATCATCAGGTTTTCAAACTGCACAGCAACAAGCACAATCAGCATTTGAAAATCAACGACAAGCACAACAAGCTGCTGCAGGTTTACAACTTGCAGGTGGTGAACTGGGCACAGGTATTGGTCAATTATACGGAGGCTTTGGTGTACAAGCTCCAACAACACAAGCAAATTTAGCGACACAACTAAGTCAACTAGGTGTCACACAAACGGCTGCCGATCAACAAGCAGCACAAACTGCTTATCAAAATGCAATGTCTCAATTTCAACAGCCCTATCAACAATTATCATTTCAAGCTGGCTTACTTGGTGGTGCCGCACCATCTTTCATGCAAGCTTCAGCGCCAGGAATGGGTAATCCTCTTTTACAAGGAATAAGTGCATTAGGCGGATACGCAGGATAAGGAGGGTTCATGAGTTCTTTAGGATATGATACCCTTAGCGATTTCAAAATCGACTTAACAGTTGATCCTATTCAACCAATAAATTCTATTAGACCTCATCAAGGGGGTAAATTTTCTATATCGGAACAGCAAGAAGCACCAACTCCTGAAATGGAAGCTAATGCTGCAACCAGTATGCAACAAGCGGCACAAGAGGTTGATACAACATCTTATATGAATGCTATGGCCAATCAGTTTGCGGGTCAATATCTTCCTGTCAGAGATCAAAGAAGAGAATATGCCGATCAATACTACAAAGCTTTAGGTCTAGGTGATCGTTACAATCCTGCTGATTTTGAAGCACAGATTAGACAATCTTTAGGAGAACTTCCAAAAAGAAGTGGTTTAGATTCAACTCTTAATTTTGTCATTGATGCCTTAAATGGTAGAACACAATTTAAAGGCGTTGCAGGTGCTCTTGATGTATTAGCACAGGCCACTGGAAAAGCTTTAAGTAGAGCAGATCAAGACCAATTAAACAGAATTAATTATCAAATGAAAGTTGGAGAGCTTGCTGTTCAACAAGCACAAGATGCAAATAAAATAATTATGGAAAAAGAAGCTGATTTCTTTTTGAAGATGATGGGTTATGACAATGATGACATGACCAAATTTATGAGTTTTAATTCTGATATTTTAAAAGATGTATCTTCACACAATCTTGACGTGCAAAAAGAAAGAATAAAATCTTCTTTGAGTATGTTAAATGATTTGGATGCACCTTTAAATGTTAGCTACATTGATTCAAAAGGTGCAAGACAATATGGAAGTGGTAGAATGGTTG